AGGCCAAGGGTTTTCAGCTTGATGAATGCTTTGGTTACTTCGGATAGTGAATACGGAGTTTCAGCCGCGAATGATTTAATCCAATCAAACTCATTCTCTGCCTTGGCAGAAGATCCTGTGATGGTAATAAGTGCTGAATTGAGTACGTCGAATTCACGTTGAACCGAAACAAGTTTCCCTGCGAATTGAGCAATGGAAAAACCGGCGAACAATCCGCCAGCAAGTTTCGACAGTGAAGAAAACGCAGAACCGATTCCAGCCGCGGCTTTATCGGCGTCTTTGGCTTCTTTGCCAAATCGGTCTAATTCATCAGCCGCCTTTTTGATGCCTGTAGCGGCTTTTGACGAACCGCTGGCTATCTTCTCAAATGGAGATTGAGAACCTAGCTTGCCGAGCGATTGCGATGCCTTCTCGGATGCTTTGGCTACATTACTAATAGACCTTGCAGCCGGATCAAGGTCACGGAAAGCCGAACCGGCGTTTTTGGCTTTAGCGCCCATTGCCGCCAACTGAGCATTGACGGCATTAACGCCGGACGACATTCCTCCGGTAGATTTCTCGGCAGACGATGCGGCTTTTTCAAGTGCTTGCAGGTCGGATGCGGCTTGTTTGACGCCTTTTGTCTGTACCTCGACAATCAGGGGAATATTGTCAGCCATTATTTATCCTTGTGCATTTCTCGTAACGCTTCATCTTCCATGACGCGCAAACCTTCAAACGCCCATTGCCTGTCATCTATGGAAAGCATGTCCATAACGACATGAAGCGTGTTGTAGTCCATTCCATACGCTCCGCTGAACCCTACCCTCCACTGAGTACGCATAGCGTCAAATAGACGCAATACAGGCCAGTTTTCCGGCCATGCTTCCATGGCATCCGCTTCCCCGAAGTCTGAGCGTTTCAAACCAACCGCAGCCAATTCGGCGTCGGTCGGTTGATCCTCGTAGAACTTTCGGGAAAGCGCCCTCAGTTTCCCAGGCGGGCGTCGATCAATTCATGCATGTATGTATTGAATATCTCTTTTGAAGAATCACGATAGTTCTGGAATAGTTGATTGATAGAATCAACCGACAATTCCATATCTGCATCCCAAGATTCAATTAGATCAAGAAGGCATTCTGCATCGCCGCGCTTGTTCTCATATGCAAGTTTGAAAAACTCTTGCACACTGTCTTTAGACATATGCTTGAACACGACCGGAAGTTCCTGAACCTCACCACCCGGCGCACGGATTTTGACCGTGGCCGGAAAGGTTGGATTAGCCTTGATCTTGAACATCAGTAGCGCACCGGCTCAGCCAGGAATGAGAAGGTACATTCGCAAGCCATGATTTCATTGATAGACATGGAAGGCGTCTTGTTCAGCGAGATATAGGCGTTGTAAAGAAGCACCGAACCATCAGGCAGCGTAGCCTTGACAGAACGTTGCAGACGGTCATCGTTCGCTTCTGACAGAGCAATGAAGCCAGGTTGCGTAGCATCGTCAGCAATCGACAGCGTAAGACCACCGGCACTCTTGACGGTCGGGATGCGCTTTTCTGCATCGGATTCAAGGAACTGGTAGGTTACGAACTGTTGCTCGCCGCCGTCGGTTTGCGAGGAAAGCACTTGAGCGACTTGCGTCCAGGTCGTGATCTCGCGGATCGTACCAGTACCGGAACCAGACGGATAGATCGATGTCAGGGTAGTATCGATACCTTCCAGCGGAACATCGTTAGTGGCAACCGTGCCAGCCTTGACGATCTTGTTGGTCAGGCGCGACCAGCCGGAGGTTACTTCCATGAAGTCGCCGGTAGAGATGCCGTGACCGACTTCAAGCGTAGCAACGCCTGGATCTGCATTGGTAACGGCGGTCATATTCTTTGACGCGCCGTAAGCGGTTGCAATGGCGAAGGTAGTACCGTTAGGCAGTTTCACACTCATGATTTGGGCCTTTCAAGGGTAATTGCCCAAATGGGCATTAAAAAACCCGCGATGTGCGGGCTATTCGGATAATGTAAGAATTCTTACGCTACTGTTAAATGGTGTCGCAGCGGTAATGAATGGAAACCTTGACCACGTATCGACCTTGTTCATATTCTCCGATTCTCGGTGATGCTGGATTGGTGACTCGTATCGTCAGCCCACTAGCGGAAATCGAAAGATTGTTCGGGAATTGAGTGGCGATGTTTTCGACTATCGTTGCCACTGTTCCGGTTCCAACATTCTCGACGCCGACTACATCAATCTGGAATATTCCTGAGTACAGCACATGCGTTCCGGCAATGTCTTTGCTTGCCCTTGTCGCGGGCATATACCATGCGCGCAGATAGGTTCCAGACGGTTGATTGATTGGCGCGTTCTGATATTGAACGGTGAGTGATTGCGTTGCCGCCCATGTTGCCAAACGGCCTTCAAGCGCGGCGCGAATTGTTTTATCGGACACTGTTTTGAATTTCCATCACAGATAGCCTAACCATTCCATTTGGCGCTTGTTTCGACCATCCGTTTTCAAGCCTGTCGGCATACGGAAGGTTATTAGTCAGGAACACGCTTTGATCGTTCAACGTGTAGCTAACTACGGTAGAGGTCGCTTTTGATATGGCTCCGTTTCCGCTAGGGTCGATTGATTCAGAAGTCGATAGATTAGGCGTGCCAATAGAACAATTCCAGTTAGCCCGGAAGCGCCCGGTTAAAACCGGAGATTTTTCAATCACGCGACTGAATAACTCAATGGTGATTTTCTTCGCCACAAGTTCGGCTTTATCCTTTGCCGCTTCTATCTGCTTTGCAAGATTCAAGGCAAATGTGGTCATTTACGAACCTGCACTTCATACAGCACCGGCGTACCGGCTGGATTGGTTACAGTTACAGGAGGCACGATACTCCACGTATCGGAACCGATAATCAGCTTGTCGCCTTCGGTCGGCTCCGTGAGTCCGAATGGAGAGAGTAAAACTAGCCTGTCGCCAATCCTTACTTTCTCGCCGTCAATCAGCCCCTTGTCAAAATCAACCGTACATCCATGCCCGATCTGATCGGTATATGTTACGGTTACACCACCAGTAGAAGTATTGTAAGAAGTTCCAGATGCAACCTTCAAAGTTACCGATTGACCAAACTCAGTTATTAGGTCGTCTGCAACATCCGCCATTTCAGAATAGAAACTCATGCGCGGATAACCTTGGTACCACCGAGTCCGGTAGTCAATTGCTTCAGCAGCGCATCAATCGCTGCATAACGCTTTTGACCGCCAGTATCGACTGGGCGAGTTTCCTTAGTGATCGGGCCGACCTTTACCATCGTAGTTACAGACGGTTCTACATCAGCGAACAGGCTAGTCGTCAAAGCCTTTACGGCCAATTCAACCGTAGCAGAGCGCAGCCGATTCATTAGCGGATCATCGTCCCAATCCCACATTTGGCGCGGGAATTCAAGTGCTTGATAATGGTATGACTTTGCAGACCTGAAGTTATACATCGTGTCTATGTATTGCGTAGCATTACGGAGCGCGGCTTCTTTCACCTCATCCGTTCCAGTCCATGCGGTTAAACCGCGGGCGGTGCAATACGTTTCGGCATCGGCAACAGAGATATAGCTTTCAGCCGTATCCAATCCCGTACCGTCTTCGACAATCAGAGCCATTGCAACCTTTCAAATCCGCCCCGACCGAAGCCGAGGCGGTTAGAAGTTATCAGCCGAGCAACAGGGCGACGTGTTCGGTCTTAACGACCTTGACGCCCCAGGCACAACTGATCTCGTATTGCATCTGGCGATACTGCGGATACATCGCCACTTCGAACGAGAGGCCGGAACGCGGGTCAGTGACCGTAGTACGATCCGCCGCCATGTCGCCACCATCAGGCAGAGCCGGAAGGCGTTGCGCCAGAACGATAGCCGACTTGGCGAAGCACATGTTACGGGTGGTAGAAGCAACCATCGTAATTGCAACCGTACCCGTCGCAGCGGTAGCAGTCTTCAGGCCAGGCGCGGCGATGGTGATGGAACCAGCAGCAACGGCAGTGATAACGTACTTGTGCGCGTTCGACTCATGCGCCAGCGTAATCACATCGCCGGCAGCGAGGCCAGCGGTGTAATCGGCGGTAGCAGCAAGCGAGGTAGAGCCAACAGCACGAACCGCAGAAGTCAGCGTACCAGACGAGAACGAGCCGGCGGTGTGGAACTTGGTTTGACCGGATTCACGAACCATCATGCCGTTGATGTCGAGCAACACGCCTTGGCGAAGGATCGAATCATTAGCATTAGATGCGTCGTAACCGGCTTGCTTGCCGCGAAGGTTTGCACCGGCTGCGGTGTCGATGACCAGTTGCAGGTCAGATACCGGAGCGCCGTTATCGACCAGAATCTTGCGCGACAGCGAAGCGGCGGTGTAGTCGCCAGCGGTAGCGAACGGAACGGTCGCAGCAGCACCGGCAGCGCGGGATGCGTACAGGTGAAGACCGCACAGGTCGGATTCGATTTCATTCACGAGGGTGCGAATGGCTTGTTGAATCTGAGCGCCGCGAATGTTGCCAGCGCCATACGAACCGGCGACGGACAAGGTTTGTTCTCCATTCCAGCGGATCGGAACACGACGGGCCTTGGTGATTGCTAGAGTTACGTTACCGATGGTCTGGTCACCATCATCAGGCGTGGTAGCAGCAGGGGTGATGTCGCCAGCAGACGCAGCAGGAGCGACGAAGGTGCGGATCGTTTGATCCTTGGCGGCACGTTCGGCAGCAGCGTCCATAGTGACGGCAGGGATCATGCCGACCAGTTCGCGGGAAACAACGTCCAGCGATTCGTAGATTTCAGGAATGAGATTGGTAAGAGTGTTTGCCATGATGGTTCCTTGTTAGGTTATTTCGATACCAGCTTTTGAAACGCTCATTCGCTCTTTTGGAGAGAGCGCTTCAAATTCGGCGCGGGTCATTTGTTTAGTTGAACCCTTGCCCTGGCTGTTTCCGTTTGCGCCTGATCCTGAAGCCTTCGCTTCAAACCAGTGCGGCGCTTTGTTCTTCATGTCGCCGAACCACTCCTTGAGCGTTAGCGGCTTGCCGTCTTTGCCGAGTACGCCTTCAGCCGCAACAGGGTTTCCGTTGTCGTCAATTACGAACATCGAACCCGCACGATAGAGAGCGTCTTCCACGGCGAAGTGATACAGGCCCGCCGTTCCGGCCTCTGCACGAATGCTGTTTTCGAGTACGCGCTTACTGAATGCTTTAACCCGATTTTCTGCTACTTCACGGGCGGCGCGTTCGGCTTGCGTTTCAGCCTCGTAACCGGCTTTCATGCGCTCGGTTCGCTTGTTGATAACCTCGTCAATCTTTCCCGACTTGATAAGCGCGGCGTCTTCGTCTTCGGAGAATTTAGAGAGCAACGCTTTCATGGCATCGGGGTCGATACCTTCAAACCTTGCTAGCTGTTCCTTGGTCGCCTTTAGCGAGCCGAGGATTTCCGAATTCTTGTTCTTCAATCCCGCTACTGCGGAATCAATGAGCGCCTGAACTTCGGGCGCGACGGTTGCTGGGTCGTTCGTGTCTGACATGGTTTCCCCTTGGGAGTGATTTACGGCTTTGCCGTTGTTGCTTCCATCGCCTGACGATGGATGTAAAAAAGCCCCGGACCAGTTAAGGTGCGAGGCTTTGGTAATCTTTAGGCGAACGAATCCGCCACGGTTTTAGCTTAACTTAAATCTATTCCGTTTGCAATAGGTCATCAATCCACAAAACACGAGGCAAAACATCAATATCCTAATAGTTGTTTTGCTTTGGTATTGGCTTTGTAGAATCAACTTTGACGTTGATTTCTTCAAATGTAGGAATTACAACCGGCAATGATCTGTCATCGTTTATAAAATCTTGAAGTAGTTCAGAATAGAACAGTTTTCCATCAAGAAAAATACGCCTAGCGTTATCAATCAAACATGCAGATACATATCTAGGCTTTTCATTGATAACAAAAGCGGCAGAATAAGTGTAGTCGCCTACCATGTGATTACGTGTCCTTTTGCTAAACAGTGCAGACAGCATCTAACATTAATTTCCGCTGAATACAATCCGCAACTCATCAATCTTATCAATCGTCCCGCTCTCATCAATGCGATAAACGATTTTCGCCTCATACCATCCCGCCCGCCTGTCTGAAACCATCGCGTTAAACTGATCTGCAATGTCTTTGCACGTATCTGGAAAAGGATTGTTTTCTATGCCATCAAACTTAGATGATATTTCACCGAATTTCACCACGTCGTCACCTTCCCTTTCGACAAACAGACAACACAACATCTAACCTTAACCTGCTTTATGCCTTTGATAACGTCAGCATTACCGACGTTTGCATATATCCACGTATTCGATCCGCAGAACGGACAGTAACGCGAAACACTAGATAACCTGACAGATGATTTCGGTTCGTCCGGATTATCTTTTGATGATACCAATTCAATCATTTGGCGGAACAAGAATTCCTGATAGAAACTTTATATCAACGGTTCCCCATGCATTGTTCCATACGCCGTTTTCAATATAGTACGAATAGTCACCAACTGCAAGCATTGCAGTCCAAATAATTTGTACTACCTCTGGATAATCGCCTTCTATCGTTACCCAATAAAATCCATCTTCCATCATATTCCGGCTTTCCTGAAGTATTCCGCGTCACGCATGCGAAGATCTTCTAGCGTCAGTTTATCACCGGCACGATTCACGAAACGATCAACCGGCATCCCTGCACGAAAAAGTTTAGCACGTGATGGACCGAGTACTTCATTCTGGAATTCCGCAGGCTTGGTCTTCAGCCACTCGTTATAGGTCATCTTCGCCGGAACCTGCCCGTCCATACTTGCGCGGGTGGATTCAGAAAACTCCGGCAAATCGACGCCAAGTTCCTTGAACGACTTCAGCACGTAAGAGGTAGTCGAACGGCAGTTAGGATGCGCTGGCGGTCTTGGGCCTGAATTGACCGGATAGATATTTCCATCGCGCGCCTGACAAACCTCTGAAGTTTTGGAATCGAGTGTGCTCAACCATTTTACGCCTTTGACCAAATCGCTATTGGCTTCCGCGAACTTCTGGCGCGTATGGTTTGCCGTGTGGCTTATGGCAGTCCTTACGACTGTCTCGGCGTTCCTACGTGTAATCTCGATGATTCCATCCTGATACTGCCTAGCCTTCGTCCCTCTGATGCGGCGCACAATATCCGCGATTGGCTGGCCTTCGACGTAACCGATTCTCACGGCGTCCCGAATCTTTGCGGCTTTATCAGCTTCAAGCCCTGCCATCCATTCGGACAATAGACGACCTTGGAATGGACGCGATACCGTGGCAGAGACAACTTGAGCGACAGGAACGGTAGCAACTTGAAGCGTTACAGGTAGTTGATTCTGGAATAGTTGAGTCTGATAACCTAGTTCATAACCTACTAGGTCGGCAAGTTCGGCTTGCAGTTCAAACCGGATCTTCTGATATGCCGCCGCGTTGATTTCACGCACTGACGATAAAAGCGATTCCAGACGATCAACCGTGAAAGCGCCAGGAGGAAGCCGAATCAATGCCGATTCAAGTTTCTCGAACAGGTCTTTGTCAGTTCTGTTGAGTAGCGCAATGACCTTATAGACTACTTGGTTCTGGTAGCGAATCAGATCATGGGAGTGGTCTATTGCTGCCGTCTGCAACGCTTCATTTACAGAGGCCATTAGTCTATTTCCGCAAGTATGAAAAGCAACGCGATTGTGTCGTATTCGTCGTTTCTACTAATTTGTTCAGAGATTAGTAGAGAATTAGTATCATCTAGCCTATCTAGATCAGTTGTAAAGGATTCCTTGACAGCTTCGACCAGATCATTGACCGGCGCTAACGGCTCAACCTGTGCAACCTGTTCCGGCTCGATTACTTCCGGTATCGGAATGACGACAGGTTCAGACGGTTCCGGATCATTGGCTCTGGCAATCCGCGCCAATACTTCGGAGGATTCACGCTCAATCTCTGCGAGTCGTTCTGCCTCTAGTCGGTCGCGTTCCTCTTGCGCCCGTTTAATTCCTTGGCGGAGTTGGACTAGATTGACGTGAGAATCATCGCCTCCACCATGAGCAACGCTTACATCCGGAGCAAGCAAAAGACCAATAGCCGAAACCTGAATGAACCCGGCTAAAAGTCCTATGCTTGCGATATTCTTTGGCGAACTCATGTCATCCTTACAACCCTAACGTCGGTTCCGATCTGTTCAACGCTTTGCAAAACTCCACCTGCGCTTATTTCCGTTGCGCTTGCAGACATTTGATTATCTGGGTCAAGTCCTAGCCGTTGCCATACGTCAAGAATCATTGCAGACGGATTTCCAGACGCATCTAATCCGCTACGCAAACTTACAACCTCAGTCGGTGTTGTTGTCTTTGAAATGGTCACGTTCCCGAATGTTGCAGATTCTTCGCTTTCAACCAATGGAGCTTCAGAATCAAGGCCGAACCTTCTCCAAATATCAGTCAGCATGTCTATCTCTGACTGATTAAGAACAGCACCGGATTCGACGTAAGCTGAAAGCGATGCGCTCAGACTTTGACTGGCACGGACGGCTGCAGAAAGGTCGATTGATAGCGTATTTCCGGCGGCGATTACAACAGACAGGTCGGAAGTAGCAGAATTTGCAAGCTGAACAGCAGCGGCTAGAGACGTGCTTGCACTGGCCTGAGCGCGGACGGCGGATGACAGGCTTGCACTTGCAGAATGGTCGGCACGGACTGCGGCTGTAATCGTCGCAGTGACGACCGATGCATTGACCTCCAACACATAGGCGGCAAGGCTGGCCGATACTGTCTGCGCCGTCTGGACAACAGCAGTTAGCCCGGCGGAAACGGTAAAGGCTTGACGGACGGCTGCTGCGACCGATGTGCTGGCGGTGCGAGGTTGAGCAATAGCCGCATCAATGCTGGCGACGGCGGTATTCGCTTGTCGAACGGCGGCGCTGATCGTCGTTGTTGCTGTTTGTGCGGCGCGGATCGCGGCGGCGAGCGAAGTAGTTGCCGTGGTTCCGGTTGCGGTGACGATGTTCGCGTCAAGGCTTGACGTTGCCGTATAAGCGGCGCGAATGGCCCCTGATACAGATGCGTTTGCCGTCCGGTCGGTGCGGACTGCGGCGGCAATCGACGAAGTTGCGGTATTGGCATGGCGGATCGCACCGGACAGGCTGGCTGTAGCCGTCTTCGCTTGCAGGATTGATGCCGTCAGGCTGGATGTTGCAGTGCGGTTTTCTGCGACGGCAGCGGCGACTGATGCGGTCAGCGTTTTCGGTGTGGATGCTGTCCCGGCTGGTACTTCAAACTCAGCCCATGAAACATGCCATGCCACTTAGGTCGCCTCGAATTGCAATCTGAGCGCCGAATAATCCGTGATCGAATCCGCTTCGCCGCCGGTCAGAGTCTGCTCATAGGTGGTCAATGAAGTAGGTGCGCTGGCATGCGCCCAGGTGGCGATGGTCGTCGTGCCTTGGCGCAAGCGGACAGTGATTCCGCCAGAATCCGCCGCAATGCGGTAGCGCACGATATGGCCGGAACTGCTACTAGGATCGCTCAGGGTGCCGAGCGCAACTTCGCATGTGCTTGCGCCCGTCGTAACTATGTAATAAGCATCGCTGGCAGCGGTTTCGTCAAGCATGGCGAACAGGTCGGAACCGCTTGAGGCCGTCCAAGTGCCTGCCGATACATCGCTGGTCGGTCGAGCATATTGCGCCGTGACGGTCGAGAAAAATAACGGTATAGTTTCCGGAGCGAATACTTGCCATGGATTTTTTGATATGGCTTCAACTTCGCTGGCATTGAGCGCGCGATTCCAAATAAACACACACGCTAGAAACCCACCAAAACCAGCGCCACTACCTCCACTTGGACCTAAACGAACCTCGCTTGCGCTTCCTGTAGCTGACGAGGCCGAAACGCTTGCAACTTCTATTCCAAGTCTATATAAGCGAGCTGTAGACCCATCATGCGTACCACAAATAGGTTCAAAGTTATTAAGCGATGGTGCGGTAACGTCTACGGCGTCACGCTGCGCCGTGTCATATACACTAAACCTCCATCGGTTTGCGCTATTGATTTTAATATAACTGCCTTTTGTAGATACGTCATACCCAATTACGCCGGAGTTTCCACCAATATAGCGAATGGGTTTTGCCAGAACAAATAATGTTGACTTTGGAGTTATATAGTTCCCATCTACATAATAATAGTCAGAGTTATCTATTGTGGATAATAATAATCCGTTATGGGAAGTAGTTACAGTTATTGGTTGTGTGCCTTTAAGCCGATTTTGACCAACAACAGTATTTCCATAGGAAGCGAATATCAATCCAGTCGTTATTGAATTCGCCTTATCAACTGCAACATAACCTGTTGGTTGCTTGTCACGAACCTTGCGGACGAGATGGACCGGCATTTACGCCGCCGGTGCGTAGGTGAATGGCGTGATCTTGACCGTCGTCGGGTTACTGGTATAACTGATCTGCTGCCCGGACGAATTCAGGATGTAGAACTGTGCCTTCTGCACCCCTTCTAGCGAGATTACAATCGGCTTGATCAGTGCAACATCCTGATTATCGACCACGAATGAACCGACATATTTGCCCAGATAGGTAATATCAGTTGCCCCGGGCCGAGGCGTTTCGTCGCTGGTTCCGTCAATGTCATCCAGCGTCATGTACAGATCGACTGTTCCCCCCGCTGTTGGGGCAGCGGCGAAAGTGTCAGGGATGCCCAACACTGCACGGGCGTAGGTATAGAGCGCGGTCGAATTGTCCAGTTGCGTCATCGTGCAGCCGGACAGACCGGAATAGGTATTCGCCCCACCAGCGAGTGCAGCGGCGAGCGAAATCACCGTGGTCGAGCTGCCAAACACCATCTTGAGTTCGTTTGCCATTGCTTAGAACCTGTTCAGTGCTGACTGGATTTCAGTCATGCCGATATTCCCAGGCACACTTAGCTTCCACGCAGTCACAGTGTTTTCAGTGGCACTAGTTCCGCCGAGATACTTTTCGCCATTGGTCGCCTTGCGGGTACAGGCTTGCAGGACGGAAACAGAATCTTGGTTTCCCCACGCGTCAACAACTGCCTTGCGGAGCTTATTGCGGGCCATGTTAAGAGGTGCGAAATCAAGCATCAGCCGCCATGCGTCCCGCTTGCCTGCTGTGAGGCTGTCAAACTTAGCAACATCAGTAGCCTCGAATAGCAGACCACCTGTCATCGACGGATTCCACGCATCCTGAGCCGAGGCGCTATTGACCCATTCGGTAATTGCTACATCGTTCCGAATGGCGAGCGCATCGACACACGCCTGATTCGTTTCAGCACGGATGCCGGCGGCTAGGGTTTGCAGTTGGTTATCGGTAAGCATTATGGGTACATCTCCTGTTTCGTGACGATGACGTTGTTCGCTTGCTGATAGACGCGCACGCCATCTAGTTCAGCGACTAGCCAGCAGACCTCGCTGGACTCTCCGCTGCCGACACCTTTCACGGCGCGGCGCTTGAACATGCGGCCACTACCCATCAGTGTGACAGTAATTGTTCCGTCGCTGCCGTGCTGGTTTCCTTCAGCGTCGGTGGTGATCTGATGAACAGGATCTGCCATCAGATTTCATCCCAGCCAATCGTCATGGTTTCGCTTGGGGTGATGCCGCCGCTTGCGGTGGTTCCTACAGTCAGCATCATGACCAGATGGTCGCCTTTTTCGCCGGTGCTGGTGTATGGGCCAGCGCCAAGGGTCAGCGGCGATCCGCTGGTATAGGTGAAGGCGTCGGTATAACCAGCCGTGCCTGTCGCTTCTGCCGGCGTCGCATAGGTAGTGACGGCCTTGGCATACAGGGTGACGCCAGTTCCGAGGCCGTTGGCCCCGTCCATGTAGGCTTTGATGTTGGTGATTTCCGTGTAGGTGCCGCCGGTCACATTGAGGCGCAGCCACTTCTCGAAGCTGTAATCCACCCCGGCGCCCGGCTTGACCATCGGGTTTCCCGTATCGACCGTGGAGTTGTCCGCATTCTTGAAGCGGATGCTGCCGCTGGTCTTGTCGGTCGGCGTGCCGCCGGCCCCGTTCTTTTCAATGATTTGTACAGTTGCCGCCATGATCTATCCTTTACTGAATGGTTGTTTCTACGGTTGCGCCTGACGGTTTCCCATCTGCGCCATAAACGAGGGTGATTTGTTTCTTGATGTTGCCCTGGTTGTCCATTACGACAATCGGAGCCGGTTGCGCTTGTTGCTGTTGAGATTCAGGACGTGCGGCCAATTGAGCAACAGCAGCGGCAAGCGAAGCGATCTGAGCATTGATTTCAGACAGATCAATTTCTGCCACTTGCGGTTCTGCTACTTGTGCGGATAGGGTTTTGACTTGGCTTCCGAGTTCCGAAAGCGCATTAGTAACCGCTTCCATCTCATTAGCTGAGTCCTCGTTATCGTCATCAACAGGTTCGACCTGCTCATTCGGTTGCGTCGGTTGCGTTTCATCTTCAGCCATTCCGAGCGCCATGCCCTGTTCGCTAATCCGTTCCTGTTCGTCGTCCCATTCATTCTCCGGAGAGATGATGCCGCGACGTTTCCACTCATCGAACATGGTTTCATCGGACAGCTTGCCTGATTGATTCGCCTTCAACAGAAGTTCGGCAGATGCTTCGCCCAAAGTGGCCGCGCCGAAGTCAGTAAATAGCGACACAGAACCGCCTTCAGCCTCGCCAACCCAATCAGCCATGTATTGCAGACATTGATCTAAACAGTCTTCAAAGACTTCCACGATCTTCTGCAAGGTGCATCTGTTCGCCTCGTTCTCGCTTGTGACTTGAGTAGCGGTAATATCGCCGGGCTTCAGAACGAGAAGTTCCGCGCCCGTCTGACGCATCCGTTCTTCAAGGTCTAGCAGAGACTTACGGCCTGCTTCGATAGCCTGGCCGGAATGTTCCACGAAGCGCATATCTGCGCCAACCGGAAGCCCTACGGCAGAAGATGCCCCTACAGTGATAGAAGTGTTATCAGCGCCCACTGTAACGAGGATAGGAACCCTCGCCACATGGAGGATGGTTTGCTGATCTGACAATGACTGCCAGTGCTCGACATTCTGGAATGCCAACTCCAACAGCGGAGCCAGGCCAATCCCGAAAGACTTACGGATACCGTAGAAGAAAACGAACGGGATTTCGCTTAGTGTCGTCGTCCCTTCTTCGTAGATTACCCAATCGTCGCCTAGCTTGCGATAGACGAACCATAGCCCAGGCTCAAGGACTCGCACTTGTTCCACTTGTTTCGTGCCGAATGGCCCGTCTTCCTCTTCGACAGATTCCAATAGCCGAACTTGGGTTAAGACTTCCATACCGTTGCGCTTGGTGGATTTCCAGCCGATGATGGATTGCGGCTTGTAGTGGGCGAAGTATGGACGAACGCCCGTTACCATTTCGTCAGCGCGAGTGCGAACCTGCGAGGCTTGCGGATAATCGACTAGGACGCCGGATAGTCCGTAGCTGATGCAGTCAAGCATAACGTCAGCAGCGAAAGAATGGAGATTGCGCCCGGACAAATCCACATCATCAAGCCATTCGACAATGCGCGGCGGAGTGCCTTCGTCAATCGCTACTGGCTTGGAAAAAGGTTTTGATGCCATCACCTCAACGGTACGGGAAAACGCGGGGTAGAGCGTTGCCGTTGCCAATCGTGAGGCGTAGCTTTCTGCCTGTTCGTTCGGCCATTGCGGGAGGTATTTCGTAGCGCCTTTCCGCATCGCTGAAGTGCCGGACAATAGCGCCAGGATCATCGGCCATTGCGTACCCATTACCGAGATTGCTTCGGACTCGCTTCGGACTGTTTTTTCCATGCTTACATTCTCAGTTGTGTAACGACGGCAAGCCGCTTCTGTATCGGGTAACGATTCACGATGAAATAACCAGCCGCATCGTTCGTGTGGTCAAATCCTGTTTTCTTGTCAGGTTCTCCAGCATCGTCATACGCTTGCTGTTCCAATGATTCAGTTAGTTTCGGGCAACGATCCGTGTTTATCTTCCATCTGCGGTCGCCTTTATCATTCAGCAACATTGCGTTAGTTGATAGAACCCTGTCTCTGACAGCTGGATTTTGCGTATCAACTCTGACGATAAATCCAGCCTGCCTCAATATGCTCAAATCTGACTCGCTGGCGTTCTTCGAACTTGTGTTCTGACCTGAAGCATCCGGATAGACAATGATCTGATGGCCAGCCTCTTGATATCGTTCCTCAAGAATCTTTGTTATCGCTGGCGTATCCCTTACGCCCGTCAGTTCTGCGACCGTGTATGGATTGCCGTCACGAATAACGCTGATGATTCCGGTCATGTTCAATACGTTGAAGTCCATACCTACGTGAAGAACTTCATGCGGTCGCTCTATCTCGTCTGTATGAGAAAGCGCCCTGTCGAAACTTGGATAAACACTTCCTGACGTAAGGTTAGTGAATTTGCCCCTGAGATACGCGCCAATCAACTGAGGAGGATAACTAGCCCTCAGTGAATCTATGTAGTCTTCAGGTAGATTGGCCTCGTTATCGTATGTGCTTGCCTGCACCATTCCATATAGGCCGGATAGTTCTGGCTTGTCCCTGACTGACTTAACAAACTGTTGATAGACGAACCTGAATCCCTCTGGCGTAGTTGTTACATCAACGCCATTGTTTAATCCGTCTTTCTTGTAACGAAGGCGGGCAATGATCTTGCGCCAGGCTGTTGCAGCCTTGTCAGTCTTCATTACGTCTAGTTCGTCGATTAGCGCCTTGCCAATCTTGAAACCTACGATATCGCCAGGCTTTTCCATAGACCGGCAAAGGATTGTCCCTCTACACTTGCGACCGGAGAAAAGCGTTACCTCTTTATTTGATTCGTGAATCTTAGTCGTCAGGCCAAACGAGAAAGCAACCTCGTCAATGGTCGGGTAAAAGATATCCCTAATCTGCCCATAGGTCGGCGCGAAGTAACCTGAATTAACGCCAGGCCATTCCCATGCATGACTACAAAGCCCGGACGATCCTACCCATGTCTTTCCGCTTCCAAATCCAGCAACGAATGCGCGGAACTTTCTATCCATAGACAGGAACCGCGCTTGTGGAATGTTAAGCGTCGGATTCATCTGGCCTGATTCGTGCATCCTTTACAGTGATTTCAACCTTTACCGGCGTTTGTGCGGTTTCGTCATCTTCCTGTTCTGGTGCAGCACGCCAATTAGAAGGTTGGCGATTCTTCAGCCAGAAAATACAAGCTGTGGTATCTGGAGGGTAATACTTGCGTATCTTTGTCTTAACGATCCGCTTGTCTATAACGCGGATATCTACTTCGGTATGTTCATACCCGATAGCACGATGATAAAGACTTCTCTCAACCCGTTCGTCAGGGATTGCCTTTGACTCATTTAGGGCGTGAAAAAACTCTTCATGCTCGTTCTTCCAGTTAAACAGTGTTCTAACCCTGATTCCGAAGAAATCAGCAATCTCAAGGTCAGTAGCGCCTAGCTTTCCAAGCTTCTTTGCCTGTTCAACGAATTCTGTGCGATATTTAGATGGCCGCCCAATGTTTTTAGCGGTCACTCCAAATTCCTTTCATTGGGAGAAGGTTGCGACCATCCGGATATGCTTTCGCACTGGTCGCTGCGGTCGGAGGGAGACAGATGAAACGCTTGAAACTAGACATATGTGGCAGTAATTGACCCGATTAAAGCAATCGCCAGTTGCTACGCTACTCGCTTCTATTGACACGTCAGCGATAAGTTCGGCTTTCAGACTTCCCGCAACCTTGTGAGTCCGGGCTATTTTTGGGCGAACGAATCCGCCACATGGTGAATCTATCATTGTTCTATTCTGTTTGCAAGTCAAAGCATGACGTCAATTTTTACCAGTCCGATGTATGAATTGGCTGAAGGCTTTGAAATGCTTTGCGCTTTGATTATCGTAACGCTTACATCGTCAATGTTTGCGCCAGTTCTCGACTGTAGTTCTTCAAGCATTCGCTGGATTTCTGTTTCGGTTCTTCGTATATCGTTTCTTGCTTCGTCAATGGTCACAATACAACCCCTTTCCGTTTGCAGATAACTACTAACCGATCATGGGCAAGTATAAGCGTATCCTCGAAATTGTTACGCGGAAACCTGAACACGCTACAGACGCCATACTTTCTATTTATCGCAGCACGTTGCGCTGGTTCCAGGTCATCAATGGCCGAGTCAATCGTTTCCATCGTTGCGTTGTCTGATTGATGGCACATATCCTCAAATGTTGATAGTCCTGCGCATGAAAAACCTGCGGATCGTGAATTGAATCCTGTCTTTGTCCGATAGGATGATTGCCATTGCGCCCAATCTTCCAGTAGCAATATGAGTGCTTCGACTTCGGATATTTGCATTATTCAACCTATGTTTGTCGTGATTATTGCATAATCAAAGTTTGTATCATTGTGGCTTATTTCGTTTATCCATAGATTATTTTTAACCAGGTACTCTTTATCGGTAGTCCTTTTGCATCCTTTGCACATGCTATCTATTGCCCTGCGGTCGAATCGACATAGGCGGTTAATGTCGTAATCCTGGCAACCGTATTTCATGGAAGACGATAGCGATCGCGGCAGAACCCGCAGGCACCATTCACAAGGCGGACGTAATCATTACCGCATAGGTCGCATGTTCCTGCTACTCCAACTGGAATCTCTGCTGCTCTAATCATTGCAGCTTTGACGTGATCGTCTATTACTGATTCAATGAAGTAAGTTGCACGGTCGGCCTCGTCGCCGTGGCAGTCTTCGCGTTCAATCTCCATTTCTCAACTCCTTTGTTTTGGCACGGTAGGTTGAAATAATCTCTTTCAGTTCGTCAATCGAATACTTCTTTGGCTCTTGCGGCCCTTCCAATCGTTCGACTTCTGCTAGTCCTATCTTCTGAATCAGATTTACCCGATAAGGTATCAGATTACCGTGGAGGTGTGTATTGCAGGGCATGCATTGTTTGTGGATATTCATCAGGTCAAATCTAAGCGCAGGGCTTGATCCGGTTGATCTGTAGTGACCACCATGCCATTGCCCTTCATGGTACCGCCCGCAGCTTATACAAGGATCTTTGTCATCCCTAATACGGACATAGGCATTTACCGCTTGTTGAGCCTCTCGCATCCATTGTGCGCGTGTCTTGATTGATTCACGTTTGGCCTTTATCTCTTTGCGCTCGGCCCTGGCTAGTTCCATGTCGGATTTCGACTTTACGCGCCATGCGTAGGATTGAGCGCAACGTAATCCGCACACGGCCTGTAATGGCTTTAGTGGAATGAACTTGACGCGGCAAACTTTACATGTTTTCTCTTTCACGCTGCAAACCTTTCAGGCTCAGAGAATTTCACGCCATTGTTTGCGCCCCATGCAAGAACGTAGTCGAGCAAACTGGCGAACCGCTTTTTGCTCATTGCAGCCGTACTCTCACGTAGATTAACCACCTCACCCTCCAGTCCGATCACCATCTCCGCAGGCTCTCCGGTAGCGATTGCATGAGCCGAAACCATGATGACCTTCCACTGGAGCATGGTGCGCTTCTTCCCCATCCATTCCTTTTGATTTGATATGTCCGTTAGCAAAGGATGTAGCATCGCGTTCTGTTCGCTTGAACGTGTTGGCTGGCCTATGGATACCACCATGCCTATTTCAGACGATTGTACGGCCTTGCAGATAGCTTGACGGGCAATATCTCCGGTGATTGTGTATTTCATTCCGCAATCTTCTCAGAATCAACCTTTGCGCGATGCTCTCGGTACGTTTCTACCTCAGCAAGTGCCAGTGCTTCAGCTTTCTCGCGTGGAAGTCCGGCGCAATATTCAAGAATTGCCGCACGCTCGGAATACATCTCTTCGTAGTGCTTGAAGTCGTCGTTCATTTTTTCTTGTTCCATTGTCCAACCCTCGTTTCGCTCAATTTAATCCCGCCTTCCAACTTAGCACCGCGTGTTATTCCGTTTTCACTTGCGTAGGTAACTCGTACATCTGGAAACTCTTTGCGGAATGAATCTACTAGCCTGGTGATCGTCGGCATGCTAATTCTGTTTTCTGCGGCACGATCATTAGACTGTTTCCGCATTGCTTCAACTTTGTCGAATACAGTCATGCTTTCACCCATTGATTTGTTCCGGCGTACTTCTTCAACAACTTTCCTTCCGTGGTGCAAATTTGCATATCGACCATTTCGGAAACGCATGGCCGGAACCTTGCGTCATTCTTTGCTGAGTCAAAGATCATCTTTAGCTGCATTTCTGATCGCGGATGCGTTGCCCAATGCCTGTCTATTCCGTCGCTGAATTTTGGCTTTAGTTCGGCAGCAACCTTGTGCGACATTTCGCGGGCGCGTTCAACGTCTTCTGCGGTCGGAGTGTATGCAAGTGCTGTGGCTTCTTTATTCGGAGCATGGCGACACAAATCACGCAACTGAATAGAGTTTGGAACATGATCTCCAGGAAGGTTAGCAAGCGCCCACGCTATTGCGTCCAAGTTGTTATCAAATCCGGCAAGTTCAACAGCAAGCGATTCCTTGAACATTTCAATGCCAACATCTACGCCATTTTCCTTTCTTGAGAATTTTCCGGCGAACTGTTGCCCATAAGTTCCCTGCAAACGCATCACAATGCGCGCACACGCATCTGAACGAAGTCTCATGATGTCTCACCTTCAATTAGCATTCCAGATAACGCCTGGCGCGCTTTAATGGCAGCGGCTAGTTTATCAAGGCCAAGCGCCTTGTTGGTGATCGAGTCGCTAACCTCCTTCTGTGTTTGAGGCTTGCGCGGAGGATTTCGATAGAAGCCTAGGAACTGGTCTATTTTTTCAGCATCCCTAAGGATTAGGTCTAGTGAGTCGTAACGCTGGCCGTTTGCATTGTCTCCCATGTGGTACGGAGACATAGAGCAACCTTTTATTGCGTTGCATAGGTCTTCAACGGAATAACCAAGTGTCAGTGCTGAACGAATTCTCTTTTTGCGCTTGTCGTCAAGCTTCGCCTTGTCGTGAGAAAACGTAACTTTCCATAGTCCAAAGATTTCCAAAACATCGTCAGCGCGAAGCGCGGAATTATTGGATTGGATTGGATTAGGATTTGATTCAGATTGGATTGGATTGGATTGGTTTACGTGCACATTTGCTAGCAATTGATTGCAGATGATTTCATTTCCGCATTCTGGCATAGGATATTTCGCCCGTTTAGCCCGTATTTGCTGGTGTTTAGACCAACTCGTTATTGCGATGTATGGCCTTCCTTCTACTTCATAAACGAAAACCAGTCCAGCCGCTTGTAAAGCACCTAACATCGCTTGAATGTCTTTGATAGCAATTGATTTCAATGGATAGCATTTGCTTGCAATTATCTTCGGCCTTCCATCAAATAATCCAAAGTCATCGCAATTTACCATCAGGCGATAGAACAAAACTTCTTGAGAATCTGTAAGTGAATCAATTTCTTCGCTTGTGCAGATCGTTTCCTTAATGATCCTATTGGGCATTGTCGTTTTCCCTGATTTTGTTCCAACAAATTCCGCAAAAGTATGCGAATGAACGGCTTTTATTACGCATCCTTGCGTTAGCGATTTCTGCGGCTTCTACAACAATCTGGGACGGAAGCTTTTCCAAAAATGACTTGATGCTTTGTAGTTTATTCCTATTAAAACGCTCTGCAACACATCCCTCTAGCGAAAAAACAACCTCCCAAGCGTCATTTTCAATGCGTTCAGCTTGTTGCGCTAGAGCGTCACTATAGGCGCGGATTTGCTTTTCGCGCTCTAATATTTCTTTTGCCTTTTCTTTCATTGATATAGACGGAGCAACAGATGAAAGAGGAGTAGCACTTTTCCCAAGGTTGCAACTTGCACATGCCGTAATAAGGTTGTCCAGGTTGTTCTTTCCGCCAAGTGAAACAGGCGTTATATGGTCAATGTGCAGTAGCGTATCTGTTGGAGTTGCACCGCAGTATTGGCACTTAAACGAATCGCGCTTCAATACTTCAAACCTTATCTTCTTGCTTATCTGCTTTCTTTCGTTCATACTTTTACTCACTTATCTATGACGCCACCCGAGGGTTACAGCCCGCTGACGGTTGCGTTATTATGTCTGCAATTCAGGCCGCAGCCTTCGCCTTGATTCGTGCATCGCGTTTTTCCTTGCACTCGAAGCACCTGAAGCCCAACTTTCCTCCCCTGGCCTGCCTGCCAAGTCTAGGCATGATTCGTTTGCATACAGGGCATTTGAACGAGTTGTGGAAGCGTACAGAGTTCAGCGATGACTCTTCGTGCTGCTTGGTTCGGTCGCGGTAGTCTGCAAGTGATTGCGGGTGGTTTGGTACGGTCATTCGAATAGCCTCACTTGTCTGTATGCGTCTTCAATTCGTTTACATGCAATGTCGAAGTATTTGCGTTCGCGCTCGATTCCGTAGAAGATCTTACCCATGTTGGCGCAGGCAACTCCGGTTGTTCCGCTTCCCATGAATGGGTCAGCAATAACAGCGCCAGAATTTGCAAATCTGCTTACCCAACTTTCAAGCAATCCAATCGGCTTTCCAGTCGGATGATCGCCATTCGTTATAACTGGTCCAATCCAGTTACCATGTGATCCACCACCATTCCAGACCTTCTTTTTACCTTTTGGATAAAGGTAAGCAATCCCATCCCACCCATTAGCAGGTCGGTCTGCTGATATTTGAGGCATTGGATTTGTTTTCACCCACACACCAAAACGCACAAGCTCGAAATAATGATGTGGCTCAAACTCTAGTTTTGCGATGTGCCTCCAGTCCATGTTGGCAATAACCCACCCGTCGCAAATAACCGAACAAGCATCTAGCAAATCATTGATTGCCTTGAAGTCGATTGCATTGAAGTCGATTGCATTGAAGTCGATTGCCTTGATCCCACTTCCTCCGCCAGCATTACTTTTTGCGTTGCTGTGCGTTTTCTCGCTGTAAGGCGGATCGGTCAGCACCAGATCAACCTTTGGCAACGACTGCAGAATCTCGCGGCAGTCTCCGTGATAGAGCGTTGCGTTTCCTATTGTGAATATATCGCTCATTTGTTAATCATCCCGCTAAGTTTCTTCACGACGGCATCGGTATCGGAAAACTTGTCGAATGTGCCGATGTAGGTTTTGTCACCACTGGCGATCAGTTGCTTCGTGTAGATCGTCGCTCCGAATACGGCATCCAGCTTGCCTTTGAACTCCGAAGTAAATACCGCGATAGGTGATTCATTGGTAGCGAACTCGATACGCTCCATGATGTGTTTTAGTGTTGCGTGACTCATTTCATTCCTTTCGGTGCGTAGAGTGGTGTGGTCGCTGCGTGGCAGACATCGTTCCGAAAGAACAACGCCCCGCCCTGTGGATCAATATTCATCCACGCAACCGGCTCCCCAAGCCATTCCCGCAAGGCGCTGTCGTCGGGCTGGATGGCGAGTGCATCTTTTAGGTATCCAACCTGAATGCCAGAACACATTTTTATAAGTTCATCCTTTACCTTGATCGCGGCTAGTGCTGCGGCGAGTTGCTGGTGTTGGGCTTCGTTTGCCTGTCTAGCAAGCCGCAATTCCTCGTTCAAGGTATCTAGCCTGCTTGGCTCGCACGCCAATAGGCCGCCGGGGTCTTCTACCAAGTGACGCTCGATCCAGTCTTTCGGTTGTTCATAGGTTGTCATAGCTTTATCCTTGAGCGCAGAGTCGTCAGGCTGGATGGCGAGTGCATCTTTTAGGTATCCAACCTGAATGCCAGCACACATTCTTATAAGTTCATCCTTCGCCTTGCAAGCGGCTAGTGCTGCGGCGAGTTGTTGTTTAAATTCAATGATGACTTCGCTCATGGTCATTGTCAGATCAGTACGTGGGTCGTTAATGGCCTCACCGATAGTCTTTAGCTCAGACTTCAATGCGGCGAGTTGCTTACGCAGGTCTTCTGTTTCACGTTCTAATGCGTAGCAGTAATCTTCATGTGGCATTTTGGCTACTCCGGGTAGTTATTAAAATCGCGCTTGGGAAGTCCGTGTTGTTCTCCGCAAGCAACGCCAATTGCCAGCACCTTGCGCAGACAGTTGAGTGCTTCAAGGTCATTGTTGGCGCCCGCCCAAGCATTTTCAGCGCGAGCCAGATGCACGCGCATCAGGGTCAGGTAAGCGCCGACGCTCTGTGGGTGATCGACCAGATCGCCCCACTTCATTTCTTGGTAGTAACGCTCAGCGCCGATGGCATCGAAGACTTTGGCGCGGGCTTCGGGTAGTTTGGTTTCGACTTGCGGCTGTTCGATAAGTTGATCGAGTGCGCCAAGAATAGCCTTGTGACTGAGACACAAATCTTCGTTCGTGACATCTTTGCCGACACAGCTTTCGTGATATTTATAAGCGTAATCTGCAATCAGCGTGGCGATGGTGAGTTTCGTTGGTTTGTTCATTTGATTCTCCTTGGTAAGTTGTTTGTAATTCCCTAGTTCGTACTGCGCTTTTGCTAGAACTTGTTGCATTACTGGACGTAGGCTCATTTCGTCGGCTCCCATGCGCGGTAGAGTGGAAGGTAGTGAAGTTGTGTATTCAACCAACTAAAAGCGAACTCTGGAGCCATTTCGTATATAACTTCTTGGCACCAAGCAGTAGGTTTCTTCTTGCACAGGATCAGACCATCTAGGTCAGCGGTGGCGGCGAGTGCTTGCATTAGTTCTTCGTACAGATCGTTGCACGTTGGCTTTACATGAGCCGCTGCTTTAGCGACAGCATACCGCAGCATCACCTCGCGCTTCTGCGAGGCCTCTAGTTGCTGGCGCAGGGATTCGATCTCTTGCTCCTGTAAAAGTAACTTATCGTTGTTGTAATAGTTGCTCATAATTTCCCTCTTATGTGTATTGAAAAAGTCTCGGACATACGAACCATCCGAACAGGATTGAGATTGCCAACCATAGGGCTAGGATGGTCATTTACAGCGCCTAGCCAGCCGAATGAACAGCCAAGCATAGAAACATGCCAGTAGGCCGATTCCGATTGATTTAAGAACGATCATGGCTCGGACAAAAAAATTCCAGCCGAATCCGAAGACTCAAGGCTGGATAAACTCGGCTTTGCGCCGAGGTCGGAGGGAGACAACATCATTCTACTCCTCTAAAGTAATCTGCCAATGCCTGAATGTGATTGACACCAGGATTAGCCGTAGTGCGCTGATGAATCTTCGCAATGGTTCCGTATGGTATCCCTGTAGCCTTTGAGATTTCCACATGACGGCCCTTGTTCTCGGCCAGTTTGCGAAGTACATAATCTAAGATCGGTTCGGTTTTCATGTGCTAACTATATCCAAATTTGGGCAAGTGAAATCATAAATAATTTTATAGCTAGATAAAAATTACTTACGAAAAAAGTCATTGTTGCGCTTTACTTGTTTGCCCAAATACGGATAATGAACACATCGAAACACACAGCGCAACGAGGGAAACGAGATGACGAAAGCACAAAAAATAAGCGAAATGATCCTGCATGAACTGGCCGTTACCGGAAGCATAAGCCAGGCATTTGACAAGGTTTTAGGAGAGGGCGCTTACGACAAGCTGGCGTCCGATGTGTATCACGCACTAAGAGGGGAAACAAAATGATTTATATCAAACATAAATTTAGCGAAGTAACTATTTGTGAGTTTGATGTTAAAACGATCAGGGAAGCCGCTGAAAAAGGAAAAACCGATCTGCGCGGAGCCAATCTGTACGGAGCCAATCTGGACGGAGCCAATCTGTACGGAGCCAATCTGGACGGAGCCGATCTGTACGGAGCCAATCTGCGCGGAGCCAATCTTGACGGAGAAAAAATATCAAAAACTCCGCTATCTATAAATGGGCTTCGCTATTTGTGCCTGATTTCAGATGGTTTCATGCGGCTTGGATGCCAACGACATTCACACGCCGAATGGACCGAGTTCAGCGACGAACAGATTAGCGAAATGGACGATGGCGCTTTGGAGTTCTGGAAAGTGTGGAAAGAGCCGCTTTTTTCTATTTGTGCAAATCATTCTAACAACTGAGGGAAACATGAAACAACAACGCCTAGCAGTACAGCAGCGCACACTCTACGGAGTGCATCGCCCTGCACGTTTCTACAACCGTGACCCGCATAGCAATATCCCGTTTGGCGACACGGTTCCGCCGATGCAAGCATGGGAGGTCGTAGCTTGGTCAATCATCGCTGGCCTGCTGATCGGCTTCGTGGCATTCGGTGGATTGATCGGGTTTCCTTGGTAATCATCATGGACAAGTACAACCATCACTACTATGAGATGCTGGAATTCAAGGCGAGAATTCTACGCATGTCGGTTGCTGTAGCTGGCGGGTTTGTGGTGGTTGTCCTACTTTTCGGACTGTTCGGAGGATTGAAATAATGGAATACGAAATGAACAATGGGATGTTTGTAGAAGTTGATTACTTCGCAGACCAACATGACCGCAAGCTGATCGAAATCGACAGCGTTACATGGCGCGGAGTTGGCATCATGCATGTTTTGACGCGTGAAGAAATGGACGAACTGTTCTCGGCTTGTTACGAGAATGAACTTGATCTTGCGGTCGGAGCTGCTGAAGCACATTATGAAATGAGGGCAGAGAGATGACATACAGAGTAATGCAGGTTACTGAAACACGCGAAGAGTTTTGCGTAGAAGAATTCCGCACTGAAAAAGAAGCGGCCAAGTGGATTGACGAGAATTTGGATAACTATCCTGAGTCCGGTTTCTACATTACTCAGCCGAGCTCGTTCTTTTCTGATTACATTTACGGAGGTTGATATGAAACACACAATGAAAACCAAAATGTATGTACATGCCAGCAAGAAATACAACGGCAAAAATGAATTTTATATTGATATGAAAATCTGCGACATGACCGAATATGGGTATATCTTGCTCGGAACGGTTGAAGTATCAGCAGATTTCGATCTTCCGGATGACTTTAACTTTACGCAAGCCGAGATTGATTCTCTCAAAACTCAGAAGTCTAAAATTCAAGCCGAAGCGCAAATGAAGATTACTCAGATTGACGAGCAAATCCAGCGCCTTCAGTGTATTGAGTACAAGGCTTCAGAATGACGACGCCTAACACGATCATTGCTGACCTGTCGCATGAGATTGATCGGCTTCAGAAGGTTGGAAACCTGATGCTCGAAACTTTGATTAGCGCGGAAAGTTTCGTGGCAAAGTTCGAATATTCAGAGCATGAAGAAGTACCGTCACTGCTTGGGAATATTCGCTACGCAATAGACGAGGCACATCATGGATGAAGATGGCGGAATCCAGTGGTGGCAGGAACTAGGACAACAACAGGAGATGGAAGATGAGCAAGACGCAAGCGAGTGAAGTAGAGTCACCGTTCCAGAGGCTATTCGCAATCAACGTGAATGACCATGTGGAGAAAAAGAATAACCTGTCCTATCTTACATGGGCGTGGGCCGTGGCAGAACTTCTCAAGGCCGACCCGATGGCGACGTGGGAGTATAAGGAACCTGTGCGGTGGAACGATACCGTGATGGTGTTCTGTACGGTAACGGCGTTCAACAAGCAGATGACGGCGCAGCTTCCGGTGATGGATCATCGCAACAAGGCCATTAGCAACCCGGATGCTTTCTCGGTCAATACAGCAATGCAGCGGTGTCTAGCAAAGGCAATCGCGCTTCATGGGTTAGGGCTTTATATCTACTCCGGCGAGGATTTGCCTGAGAGTGAGGCCGAAGCATTTGCAAAGAAGGCCACAGAAAAAGGCGTAACTCCTACTGCTGGCGCAATGGAAAACTTCAATGATGACGAGCAAAAATTCCTTACTGAACTCGCCGCAGAAATTACCGAAACAGTGAAGTTTGACGTTAAAGAGGCTATCCGTCTATTAGATGAACGTCACCTTGCACAAGAAGAGAAGGTTGCGATTTGGGCATGTATTGATTCAAAGACAAGAAGTGCAATCAAGAAGGCAAAAGAGGAACAAAAAGTAATTGATATGGAAGGCCAAGCATGAAAAAAGAAACAAAAAATCCAAGGCATTGGATGTATGGAACAATAACTTACAAAACTTGGCAATCAATAAAATCAAGGCTAAGGCAAAATCCATATTACAAAAACGTTGAAATCTGCCAAAAGTGGTTGAGGTTTAAAGGATTTCATGAAGACATGGGAAACAGGCCAAGTCTTGATTACCAAATAGATAGGGTTGATAACTCAAAAGGTTACTGCAAAGAAAATTGCATATGGGTTACAAGAAGCGAACAGATGAAAAACCGGTCAATTACTGTATGGCTAACAATGAAAGGCGAAACAAAATGTCTTTCAGATTGGGCGAAAGAGGTTGGTATTGACCATAGAACAATAACGAAACGAATCAGAAAACATAACTGGAGCGTTGAAAAGGCACTAACGACCAAAACGCCAAAGCAGCGTTATGAACAAATTTAACTAGGAGAAACAAAATGAACGTATGCACATTTACAGCACGACTCGGAGCAGATGCCGAACAGCGATTCACCGCATCAGGTGAGAGCGTGGTTTCATTCAACGGCGCGATTGATTCAGGATTTGGCGACAAGAAGGTTACAACCTGGATCAAGTTTATTCTGTGGGGCAAGCGCGGTTCTGGCGTGTTTCCGTTCCTGAAGAAAGGCGGAAAGGTTGTCTGCACTGGAGAGCTTACGAACCGTAAGTGGCAAGACAAAGACGGACAGGATCGTTACTCGCTTGAACTCAACGTCAATGCGCTAGACCTTGATAGCAAGAAGTCAGAGGAACCGGATTGCCCTGCACGTAGCGAGAAGCAATCAAGCGTCAAATCTGGTGATCTTCCGAGAGATAGATTTGATGATCTTGAAGACTCTATACCATTCTGAGGCGGCAATGAACATTTCACAGATGCTAATGCGTAGCGTAACGCCGCTATCCGACTATCAACCACCAAGGGTCAAGGCCGTTAAGCCTAAACGCTCGAAAGACGGATGTTCAACTAACGTCATGCGCCACGAAGATACTATCGAAAAGTATCGTTCCGCATGGAAAGAAGGCGATGTTTGGTTGCAGACACGGGAGATTGAAAAGCGTCTAGGCATGGGGATATCGGTTGCTTATTACACTCTGAATAAATGGTGGAAAGACTACGGACTCCTTGATCGACGTGAGGCTGGTAAGGAGTTCAACCGTAAGACAGGTTTTGAATGGAAATGGAAATGAACCTTGCACAGCAAATATCCGCAGCGTATCTCTGCAACAGTCAAAAGGTGATTCCTATGGTAATCGGTCGGCCAGTTGATCCTGGCAGCATCAGGCAGCGCGTCCTGGCATTCCTGAGTGATCGTGTGGATGAAACAACGCGAGAGATTTACAAGGCTGTTGGCACAGCAAAGAACCTGAACAACTTCAGATCAACCATCCGTGATCTTCACGCTGAGGGAAAAATCAGGAAGGTGCGTACCGTGAATCGTGAGGCTTATTGGGCTATTGATGAAATTGGAGGAATGAAATGACCACACACGACAAAGACAAGATCATCGCTGCGGCAAAAGAAGCAGATAGTGGGTTCACATGCGATGAGTCTTTTAACCTTGGAACATCCCTTGTTGGATTAGAGGCTATTGAATGCTTCTACGCCATCGCTTTTGAGGCTGGTCAGGTAGCTGGATTCTCTGCAAGCATTGAAGCGTGCCAAGCGGTAGGCCCAAAAGAATACCCAAACAAATTAATTACCGATGGGTATGTAGACGCTATCCGCGCAAGAGGAGATATGAAATGAAACACGAATGGCAAGGAGTGCAGGAAAAGCCCGATGGATGGGCAACCTTCACCACTAATGGTGGGTCGGTTCGCATCTACTTTTCCGAGTTTGCTGACTACTGGAGGATTGTTGGAATCATCGACCATGAGGTTAAGCGGCGAGTCGCCAACACGATTCAGCGGATACGAAATGTTGCGGATCAACTTGAGGATGAAACGTGATCAAGATCATCGCCGGAGAACCTTCTGCATGGGAACTGCGCGTCCGCGGCGCCGATACTGAGTGGATGAGGTACAGCATCTATGAGTCGTACAAACAGGCTCTCGCAACCATGAAGCGCGTGGAAGGCCCACCAATTGAAGTGAAAATCGTGCCGCTGTACGCGGTGGAGGAGAATACATGAATCCATATCAACCCGGAGAGGATAACCAAGATCCTTATGAGGTTGGATACAAGGCAGGAGCAGCCAGTCGGGATGCCGAGGTTGCGGAACTGGTGGAGGCGCTTGAGCATTCCGTACTATACGTTCCTGATTTGGCTACGGTGCCTGGCATTGCCGCTGCACTCGCCAAAGTGAGGAAGCCATGAGCAAAGAACGCGGAATGTACAACATGGACTTCATGCCAATACTCATTGGTATAGCTGTTGTGGCCGGTATCGCAGGCTTCGCAGCATACCCGCTCTTTGGCTGGCTATGGAGCATCATTAAACCATGGATTCATGGGGTGACAGCATGAGCAAACAGATTGACTTTTTGAAGAGATGTATCGCGTTAAATCTTCAAAGTGGGGGTCTGTTACACCTGCTTGATCGTATCGAAGAACTTGAGCGCAAGGTGGCGAGCCGCGATGCGGAGGTTGTCAGCCTGACGAACCAGCGGGACTATGAGTATGTGCGGGCTGAGAATGCAGAGCAAGAGCGCGACCAATTTGAGCAAGAGCGCGACCAACTCCGCGAACATGTGACGATGCTGCGGGATGCGCTACTGACTTGCAGTGTTGGTGATTTTTCAACAGGCCACGTCATCCCCCCGAGTTTTGATGAAAAGCTAGTTGAGGAAGCACTCGCTGCCACGGATCCGAAATGACTACTTTCCAATTCCGAAGATTGGCCCGATCCCGAGTTTTACTGCCAGCGTTCCAAGCGTAAGAAGAATCAAAATATGGAGGATTCCCCATATTGATTTCTTCGCAATGTCAGCTTTAAGGTCTTTCCAGAACGCCTCTTCAGCCCTGGCCGCAGCGATCATTCGCTCATGTGACTCACGATGATTTTCAATCCCATCAGGGAATGCGATCATCAGTTCGCGCTTCGCCCCGACGATTGCCTCTTCGACAAGCAGTTTGATCCGTGGCATTTCGTTGTTCGTATGCCTTGCCAGCGCATCGTCAAGGTCGGTCTTTGTAATTTGTTCTGACATTGTTATTTCCACTCGAAACGATATTTGATGGTTGCCGCGTTAATCCCTTGGTCTTTCTCAACTAGCGAACTGCGATGCTCAAGTTCAAAAGCAAACCCGTTCCACGAATACCCTACAGCTATCAACCCAAAAGGATTATTTGAGCACCCTTGTATTTTTCTCTTTTCGTCATAGTCGGTCAAGCAACCATCCATCACAGATGCGCCTACTTCAATGTACGGCCCTGCGAATACTGGATTCATCCATGCCAGCAATAGCGCACTGTAAAAGATAAGTACGATGGTTGAGAGCAAAATCCCACTCATTGACGCTCTGACAACAGATCAGTCTTGCGCTGGCTTCCGTATGATGTTCCGAGGAAGAACCCTGTAATGCTTCCAAGAATCAGCGATATGATGGAAGAGACAACCATTGCCCGAATATCGTTCGTCCAACCCTCTCCGAACATCACCGCCACCACGACGATATAGACGAGAGGCAGAATCAGGATGGATACCCATAGCGCAGGTGATAGCCAAGGCTTGCTAGACGATTGCGATTGAATGTCATGCTTCCTTGCGCCTTCAATCCCGCCACCACCGGATTCGCCAGTTAGTTCGTACCATTTCGATTCAATGGCCTTGGCGTAGGCCGTAGCAACCACAGGATCGCTCTGTAACGCAGCAACAGCACCTTCAGCGGTAGGTTGGTCCGTAATTGACTTGGCAATCTCTACGGCCATCTCAGCAGCCTTGGCGTTCTTCTCGGATTGTTCGCCTTTTCCAAACAGTCGAATGAGAGCCGGAGCAGCAGAGATTAGCGACGGAATAGCCGCAGCAATGAATGGAGCCATGTTGGTATCCTTTGTGGTTGAGTCTGGAAAGGGTTCGGTCGCCGTAGCGCCGCCTCCTTTCAGGTCATTGAGAAACTTCAAACAGTAAGCGAGTGACTTGGTAGGCTGTCCGTAAGGGCTTCCAGGCAGGCTTGCCCACTCTCTGTTACACCTCTCTATGGCCGTCGTCCAATCGCCTTCCATAACCGCAGGCAATGCCCTTCTACGCTCGATTAGATAGAGTGCAGCACGATCCTGATTAGGCGGTGAAAAGTCATTGAGTCCGAGCGCCTTGACGCATTCATCCCATGTTCGTGAAAGAAACTGATAAGCCCCGGCTGCCGTAGAGGTAATCGGCTTTCCGCCCATCGTGCGGGTGATCGCCCGGCGCGGATGGTCGTCAAATGACGTGAACCGCTCGCCGCCGAAAAGCGTCTGGTAGCCGGCGCCTTCGGTGTATTTGATCAGCGCCAGGAAGGCACTGACATTCGGATGCAACAGGGTTTGCGTGTAATCGGTCATTTTATTCTCCAGCGCTTGTAGTGACGGTAACGTTCGCGGGCGGACTGGCAGGCGCCGATGATGGCGGCGACAGTTATGAGGAGAAGCAACCAATCAGGCATCTGTAGTTTTCCTTCCAATGACGAAACGCATGAACGCCATTTCAAGCGCGGCAGTGCCGAGGCTGGCAATCCCGGCAGCAATGCCAATCTGGGCTAGCGGAGACATATTCGGCTGCATAATGAGAATGGTCCCGGCGACGACGGCCAGTCCGCCCGTCGATAGCGCCCGCCCGACGATGACGCGCCATGAAAACCGATCTGGAGATAGCAGGTGCTGCCCGATGCCGATGGTGGCTCCGATGAACCAGAAGACAAGCGCCAGTTCAATCTCGTCCTTCCATGTCGTCAGGTTATGAACGATCTTTTCCGGCATTGCTTATTCCCTTCCACGGTCTGTGCCGGCGATGATTTTTAAACCTTTACACGTCCGCCGTCAGCCGCCGCACGTTGGTTCCGTCGGCCAGCAATTTGGCCGTCTTCAGCGTGGCGATGGTGATTCCTGTCCCGGTCGCGCCGATAATCCGCACCGATTGCGCGGTGTTGTTGATGACCCACCATTCCTTCGGAAACGCCACCGGCACGATGAAATCGCGGGTGGCCGTGACCACCCCGGCGCTTATGTTGATGACATCGACATCTGCCTCGGCAGCAGTTGCCGTGTAGTTCGCATCCGTCGTGAAGGCGCGAGTCAGCATCCGCGTCTGTTGCGCGAAATTCAGGAAGCGGTCATCGTACCAAGTCGTAATAGAAGCCGTGCCGGTGACCGCCCGACCGATCCGCCAATAGCCTGGCGTGTATGCCGTCGTGTTCTTCGTCACGGCGCCGGTTGAAGGGTTGGCCTCAACGTAGTTCGTTATCGAGGCAGTCAGCGCCGTAGTCGAATCGGAAATGACAGCCACTACGCCATTGATGCCGAGCTTGCCGCCGTGTAGACCAAGTGACAGGCCGCTGGTCGTTGCCGAATTTTTGGCATAAATTGCCACGGGAACACAGGCGTCAAACAAGGCGTTTGCCTTGGCCGTCTGGTTTCCTTGCCCGGTAGAAACCGTGCCGAATGGGGTCGTTGAATCGCTCATGGTTTTTCCTTACGGGTTCGGGAATGCAGAAGTCGGCACTGAATAGGTGGTTCCTGAATAACGCGCCGCCTTGGTAATCCGCACTTCGTCGATATATCCGGTGAAATACAGGTTTGCCGGGTCAGGGCCGCTGTTGTTGAATACAACACCAAGTGAAAGACTCTTCGTTGAGTTGTTTAGGTTATTAGAGCCAATCGTTGCGCTGGTCGCCACGCGAGACCCATCAAGATAAAGGCTCAAGTTTGCGCCCTCCCTGACAAGGGCGACATGGTGCCACGCATTCAGCGTATGCGTGCTTGGGTTTGAAATAGTCAAAATTGTCGATCCGTAAAATACGCTGGCCTCGACTTTTTGCGAATTTGACAAGATCAGGAAGTTGCTGTTGCTGGTTAATTGGGTTGTATGCTGCCCAATAATTTGCCGGGAAGCGGCGGCAGATGTTTCATAGAACCACGCTTCGCATGTGAAATTCTGGTTCGCAAAATACCAGTCGCCACTGTCGGCCAAGGTCAGATAATCACCTGACCCGTCGAAATAGCACGAATACCCGCCAAATTTCGACTGAGTTGCGGATCGTGCGGCGTTTCCAAATATCGAAACTGCGTGCAGCTTTTGATCCGTCAAAGCCGTGTCGTTCATGTGCATCAACAAAACAACACTGCCAAGATACGGGTCGTCTACAACATTTCGTGACATCGAATAAATGGAAGAAAACCCTTTTCCTACTGTGTCAGATAATTGGTAAACCTTGATATAAATAACACCTTGCTCTCCGCCAAAATCCGCCGTCTGCTGTGCCAGCGTGTAACTTACGGACGACGACGTTCCTGATAATGTCCTTTTAAGTGTCGAGTAGGATGAATCCCATATTTCAAATTCATAGGCTTCAGACGACTCACCGAGAGGCACGGCAGCGCCTGAGAAGACCTCTACCGGCCAGCGTGTTCTCCTCTCGGCGGAAATTGTCCAGTCAAGCGACACAGAATCCCGCGAACCAGAAATATCGACAGGGCTTAAAGGCTTGAGGTTGTTTGCTTCGTAAATATCAGCTTCGCTTGCGGCGGAGTCGATAGATGCACCTTGGGTAATAGCACGATAAATTCGCTCTGACCCGATGGCATTGGTCGGCAATCCGAAAAACCCGACTGTTGTCGTGTCGAGCATGACCAGGTAATCGCCGGAATCGTGCAACCCTGTCGCCCACTCCGTTCCGTACAGGCCGCGCAGGAAATCCTTGAGCGTGTAGCTTCCGGTGTTGTCGGTCACGGTCTTGAACGAGACGATCTCCCACCGGCCATCGGCCCCATAAGCGGCGAGGTTGGCTTGCGAGTAAAGCTGCTCCTCGGTCACGCTGGAGAGCGTGTGTGCGGAATAGCGCGGCGTGACCGTCAATTCCGATCCGTGGTCGATGCTGTACCCATGATGCGCCCCGATGGATGCCCCCGCCGTGAATACCCTGGCGCGGGTATTGGTTGATCCGATGACCTGGTACGACGCGCCGGAATCGTCGGAGCGCAACATCACGCCACCAGGCCAGCCAGAAGCCAATCCGGTCAGCGCATAAGCCATGCCTGGAACGTCCTGCTCGCTGCGGATGCGCGGGATGTCCAGAAGGTAGCCTGCCGTGCTGCCCTTGAGCGGAACCAACGACTGCCCAACCACCAGCGGGTCGCTGCCCTGCGCCGTCGAGACGTAGGACGCGGCCTGCGTCAGCTTCGCCTGGCACTGCAAGCGACCATCTGGCAGGTACTCAACGCGGGTAAGCCGCGCTTCGTGTTGCTGGTTGCGGTGTTCAATCGTGACCACATCCGCCGCTTCCAGTTCGGCCCATGTCGGCGGAAAGGTGAAAGGCCCGATGTCGGTGCGCTCGACCCATTCCTTTTCCAGAAGGACATCCGCTTTCTGCGCCGCTTCGTCCGCAGTAAGCACGATGGCAAGCTCCACCGTGCGCTCGCTCAATGACTCAGCAGGGCGCTCGGCGTACTGTTCGCCGACATCGTATTCCCTGCCCGCGTCCGAGTAGCGGACATTCACCCGATACGGCAGTTGCGATTCCATCTCACGCGACACGGGAAGCAGGACTGGCAGATTGTCGCCATCCGTCGCGCCGAGGTCTTCGGAAGGGATTGTTGCCACGGATGCGCCGCCACGAGAGACGAAGCGTAGCTTGTAGCCAGATGCTGCAACGTCGAACGGGAAAGCGGCTTGCAGCGGTTCTAGCGCAGCACGAACGGACGAACGGGCGGCGATCTTGTAGCCGCGCACGGCGTGGTCGGTCAATGCGTTTAGGTCGATGTCCCCTGAGTCCACACCGGCCAGCGCACACTCACTGGTAACGATATTACGCAAGGATGCTGTTTCCGCGTCGACATGGTTATAGGTCATGCGGACGATTGCCGGGGTATTCTCTGGTGATCTGTTTTTCAATAAAAGCGCAGAGAATGGCTGGTGGTTCAAAACGCGGAACCACCCTCCCGTGTTGATTGCCATGTTCGTATAGTCAAAGACCGTGCCGAGGTTTTCTGCAACGCCACCGACCCAATACGAGCAATTGCTTCCAACGCACAGATAAAACTCGTCATCTGAAAGAATATGTAAAAGCGGCAGGCCACCTGAACCAAATGAGCCGGGAACGCTTTGCGCGTAGGTTGCATCCAAAGAAAGGCTGGCGCGATCGAATCGCTTCACCGTGCAAGACGATCCGCTTGATGCGTCACCATCGACCACAAACAAGTAGTTTTCGGAATACCCAATGGCTGTGGCCCTTACTGAAACAGTCGATTGGACGGATATTTCAATCCCGTCGACCCTGAGAATCTTGTGCGAATGCGACGGCGAGGCCATGTAAAACCCGGTTTCGTAAGCCGCAATCCTGACATAACGTCCATACGTCCATTCTGAGTTCGACAGGCGGTTCGTGACCGTTATGGTTGATCCCTCAATGCGCGAAAACCAGGTCTCGCCACCAAGCGGATAAACCGATTGCAAAAATACCGGCAAGGTTCCTGGCGCACACTGCGAGCAGATGGCAACCGAGTTTAATTGCCCCGACGTGATCCCAAGCGCATGATCCGTCGTCATTATCATGGAGTCGTATTCCCCAAACTGGAAACGGCGCGCATACCCTCCATCCCCATGCCCAGTCCATTGATTGAACCGTCCAAGACCATAACTGACGCCTGACGGGTCAATAACCGCCGAAGACAGCATCGCCGACTCAGTAGCGCCCGTCCCATCGAAAGTGTCTTGCAGTGTTCCGACATCGACAAATGAAACCGTCGATTGCCCGATCACCAACTCGGCTTTGACCTGCGCCCGCATGAGCGTGTTGGAATATTTCTCCAGCGAGAGGTCTTCAAACACTATGTAACACATGCCGGGATAAGCCGAGACATTCGCCGCGCCCTTGTCGGCCTGCATCCGTGGATTTGGGAGTTGATCGTCTGAGCCTGGGTAAAACGTAAAATCGACGGCGCCCTGGTTGCTGGCAATGATGCTTTCTGTATTATCCGATCCAGCATCGAATACCAGGTCGGTATCAATCCACAAGCGGCGCAGCGAGACAACCGCCCCGTCCGGCACATGCAACAGGCCGACCGCGAAGGTCGCGCTGTAGGTGTAGGTGGTCGTTTCGCTCGATGACCCGCCCTTGCCGCCCTGTTCTTCGGTGGTCGTCGTTTCCTTGAGCTGATCGTTTTCCAGCCAGAAGACGTTACCCGTTACCGCCACCGTACCGTAGGCCCGCGCCAAGGGTGCGCCGTAGGTTGATGTTTGAAAACTCAGATCATCAAGGCGCGGGCCGATGATGTCCGGCCCCTTGGGCGGATCGATGGCGCTGCCGACCATGCCGCCAAGCGCTGCGCCGAGTGCGATGTATCCTGCGCCACCGGTAAAAAACCCGATGGCGGCACCCACCAGCATCCCTACGCCTTGACCGACGCTACTCATTGACCAGCCCCTTGAAGCGATAGACGGCGACGATCCGCGCCTTCCACTGGGCATCGAGGATGTGTTCGCACACCTTCCCCGATGCCTGGTATGAATGGATGACGTTCTGCCCGGTATAGATGGCGAGGTGCTGCGGCTCGCGGGCGAAGCGCATCAGCAGCACGTCCCCGGCCTGCATGTCGGATTTCCTGACTTGCTCAAGGCATGGTTGCCCGTCGAGTGCCGATTCCAGCATCCCGCCCGAAGGACGACGGGCATAACCGCCGTGGTCGAGGTAGGGAATATCGAGCAGCACGGCCACGCGGACAACCAGCCCGGCGCAATCCAGCGCCTTGCCGGGGATTCTTCCCTGATGGCGGAATGGCGTGCCGAGTTCCGAGCGGGCGGCGGAAATGATGTCGTCTGCGGTCATTCAATGGCCCCCATGCCGATGTCGCGGTAGGTGGAAGAAGTCGGCACCCACGGGAACCCGCCGAAGCGCTGCACGTTGTTGAACTTGTCGCGGCAATCTTCCAGGCGCTTGCGGCAACCTGGAATGGCGATGTAGGTGACGCCGGTTTCGAGCGGGTAATAGGCTGGCTCGACCAGCGTGAACTGCCCAGCCGAGTAATCACGCACCTTGATCGGACGTAGCCCGGCATTCGCCCCGGAAGTAAATTGAACCGTGCCCCATCCGAACCAGTCGGCAGCTTCAGAGCGGCTGGTATCTGTGAAGATGCGGTCGGAGGTGATCGCGGTGATCGAGCCGGTCACGTCGAGTGTGGTCAGATCAACCTTGCAGCCGCCGTGCCCCATGCCGCCGAATTCCTTGCGGCAGGAAGGCGTGTAGGTTTCGCCAACCGACTGCCCGAGAAGATCGACGAGGCCCATTTCCTCGATTCGGTAATGGTCATCTTCAAGCGTCGTCTTGCCCAGGATCGACTTGGTGATCGGTTCGTAATCTTCAACTGGCGAAAGAAAGTTGCAGGCGAACAGGTAGCACTCGGCGGAATCGAACACGCCCGAGGCGATGCGATCTCGTGTCATGCCATCGACGCCGACGAAGCCTTCCAGATCGACGGCAGCGGCGGCAAACGAGGTTTCCGATACCACCGCCGAAAAGTCATGCCCGGATTCCGTGGCATAGACCTGACCGTTGGACATGGTGAGGTCGAACGGGTAGCGCGTGAGGCGGATCGTCGTGCCGTTCTTGCAGACGATCCGCAGGCACAGGGCGCGAGTTTCGTAAGGAGCGACGGTGGATTTCATGGATTCAAAATCTCTATTAGTTCGATTCCGTCAGCATTCCGATGTGTCGGATAATCCTGACCAATGACCAGAGAACCATTGAAGCGAACCGGCCAATCGAACTGGAATCCTGCGGTGATCGTGTCGGAAATCAAGGCGCCTGGCACGGTAATGATGCCGGTCGTCGTATCGACGCTGAAATCTCCACCGAATAGTGGCGTTCCGTTCTTCGCCACCAGCACCGTACCTGCGACCGGCTTTCTGATCTTGCGGTATGGGTATCCGCTGGCCCCGGCTGTTCCGTTTGTGCCGTATTGCTTGACCATCTGCCGAGTCGTCGCCGTCAGCGCCAGCGTCGGCTGGTCCAAGCTGGTCGGCGTGCCGATGCTTCCATTGCTTGAATATTCGTCATAGCAGCGAATACGGAACCCGGCATATTGCCCATGCGCCCGGTGATAGAGGGCCAGGATGTAGTTGTACGTTTCAGACTTTTCCAGCAATTGCGAAATGTCGAAAGTGCGAAGCGGGAATGGATGCACGAGCGAGCGGTATTCCTGCCCGCCAGATGTACGCACGACATTGACGGCATATTCATCCGTGAATGACGCGCCCATCCTGATTTTCTGATGGTCGATCCGTTCTTCTAGAAAATCAGCCATAGCGGCGTGCTCCATTGGCTACGCCGAGAACGCTTCTAGCGCCAGAGGCTGCGGCGCGTCTGATTTCTGCCTTGTCTGTTCCGGCGCCTGCGTTGATCGTCTGATTGATCGTCATCCCGCCGCCACCTGACATATGGACGCCTAGCTTTCCGTTGCTCATGCGCTTTAGTGGCAATGCGCCTTCCGGCCCGGCTTCTCCGGCAACGCCGAAGGTTCCACCCATCGCAAACATGGTCGGCTTGGTAAGGATTCGCCCGTTTCCGAAAGCTCCGCCATTGGCAAATTTCTTGACGGTTTCTCCACCGGAAAAAGCATTACCGTTTGCGTTAAACACAGCCTTTGATAGCCAATCAAGCGCCGAACCAGCCAGCCCGGAAACCTTCCCGGTCTTGCCCATGTCGCCGAACAGGATATTCATCAGTTGCGCCGACCCGGCCTGGACGATCATCTTCTGTATCGTCTTGCCGAACGATTCGACAAGCGAATCCATGCCGTCTTTGGTCGGATTAAGGAACAGGTCGGCCATTGCATCTTGCATGTTGCGTGCGGCTTGCTTGGTAAATTCGTCGAGTTCTTTTCCTGTTTCTTCTACCTTTTTCGGCAACTCATCCAATTTATCTTGCGCGGCGAATACTGCTCTAGCATAAACGTCCCAAGAAATCGCGCCTTTATCCAACAGGTCATTCAACTTTACGATTTCAGACGCCAATTCTTCTTCCGGCGTTCGCATTGACTCCATTACCCTGCGGCCTTCTTCCATAGCCTTCGCATGGTCGCGGAACTTCTCGGCTTGCATTTCAGCAGCACGGGCAGATTCAAACTGAGCGACTGCGGTTTGCTTCCAGGCTTCCGGCATGGTTGCCCATGCTGGCGAGGTCATCAGGTCATAAAGGGTAGATTGTGCAGCGGATAGTTCAAGCGTGGATTTCTGAGCATTTGCATTGACGGAGGCTAAACCTTTCATGGCCTCTTCGTAGGCTTTTGCTTCTTCGCTCGCTTGTGCAACTACTGACTTAGACTTTGCAGAACGCAAACCACTACCAGAACCGCCAGTTGATTTTGGCTTGGCGACCGGAGTATTCGGCAATCCTTCAGATAAAGAGCCTAGATCATTGTTATATTTATTTCTGTTGAATACCCGCTTCTCAGCCTCGTCCAATGCTGCCCGTGCCTCTTTGGCGTCGGCTTTCATCATCCGGCCAATTTCGCCAGCGGCGCGGAAATTGAACGAAGCGACGGCAGCGGCTTGCGCTGCTAGACCTCCAAGCTCATTACCGATCTGGACAAGAACATACTTGACGTTCATTCCAAGAATGGCGACAGTTTCAAATACAGTCTTTAGCCCATTCTGTGCGGCAGTGAATGCGCCAGTTTCCCTAGCTGCATCGCTTGTTGCGCCGTCCATCGCATTGAGCAGGCTAATCATTTCAGTGATTGCGCCTGTGGCGAGTTTGACGCTATCGAATATCAATCCACCGGCATTATTCTTGTTGATCGTGCGGAATAGCTCATCCCACGAATCACCGAGATTTGAAATTGCGCCATCAAGCGTTTTTGCGCGTTCCGTCATCGCGCCTGCGAAATTGTTATTACCAATCTCAGTCAGATAGCGCCCGATTTCCTCGGAACTATTCTTGATGGTCTTTGTAACGCCTTGGAACGTCAGCGATACATCATCGCCTTCCTTCTTTGCGCGTATTCCAAACTCTTTCAGGCGTTCAAATTCGCCAGTAGAAGCATCGGCGACCGCTTCAATCATCTGGTCAAGCGACTTGCCCATTGCCGAAGCGGTATTACCGTAGGAAGTCAGAGACTCCTTGGACGCATCAAGGCCAAGGGTTTTCAGCTTGATGAATGCTTTGGTTACTTCGGATAGTGAATACGGAGTTTCAGCCGCGAATGATTTAATCCAATCAAACTCATTCTCTGCCTTGGCAGAAGATCCTGC